GTAGAACCCTTCAATAAAAAAAGGCTTTCTGAGCGTGCGCCCTTGCGTATGTTACATGACCTGCATGAGGCTACTAAGTTATCCATCTCATGCCCACCACCTGCTTTGCGTGGTATCACGTGGTCAACCTCTGTTGCTACCTCACCGCAGTATGCACAGGTGTAGCCATCGCGTGCCAATACACGCAACCTCTGCTTCTTCCAATGACCAGTGCTTAGGTCATCACCTCTTAGTGCCATCCCTTATGTTTCCAATGTTTGAGAGCCTTACATGTATCAGGCTGCATACCCTCTATTGTACGCACATAACCATAACGATTACCTATATAACGCAATCCCCAGTCTATCTGTTGCAATGGTGTAGCAGTTCTTAACCACTCACTCTTACCTTGGGGTATTCCATATACCTGGTGTGTACCACCTATGTTACCTACTGCTTTCCATTTCCATGCTGATTCTTTTCCATAAAGAGTTGCTAAACATTTGTAGTTCTTAATTGTTAATTGACCTGCTGCATATTCTTTAGATGTTATGCGTTTTGTTGGCGGGTTTGTCGCAGTTGCTGCTGATACAAAGAGGAAGCATAGAGCCGTCCCTAACACGATTGCTACCGAGCGAACTAACCGCTTCACGGTTCGCTCTGAGCAGTTGGGCTGCTCTAGCCTTCTGAGTGTACTGGTCATGTCAAATCCATTTCTATAAGTGCTGGTCAGAACGGCGTGTCTATTTATCGGTTGAGTAGAATCCCTTTCCTTTGAACACTAAGCCTGGTACTGAGTAGATGCGATTAGCCTGTGCGCCGCAATCAGTGCAACGCACTAAGTCATGGTCCATTGATAATTCGAGTTCCATTTGTGTATTACAAATTGGGCATCGATACTCATACATCGGCATTAGTCGCTTCTTTCTCACAGGTCTTACATCTCCAGTTCTTAATCTTCCATGAACCACATTGGTTACAACGTTCTGACGCTGCTTCCCAATCTATGTCTGGAGGTATTCGGTCATAATCTGCTTTGCGTAATAACTCCACCAAATCACCCAATGTCAACATACAGACGAACTCCTCGACCGATGCTTCCCCTTGCCCATTGAGTCTGAAACATGCAAATCCTAATTCCCCCGATTTGGACGTGCGTGCCTTGATTTGGCGAAGTGTCCCTTTGATGTCAAGTGAGTTACGCGCCTTTATCTCAATGTCGAACGGAACATTTAAGATATCCTTGCCTTGACCTCTTCCTACGCTTGCGCTTGGCCACCATTGCTGCAAATATGATGCTACCAAACGCTCAGTGGCGTAGCCACGATGCTTACGGCTCTGTTGGCTCATCTGGTTCTTTTGTGACAGTCAATGCAATGTGGCTTACTGCATGACATCTTAAACAGGTGATAAATACCTCATCATTAATCTTTGGAGTAATAGCCAGAGGTTCATTGCATAAATCGCAATAGATAACAATATCCTGCGGTTCTTCGAACTCTCCGCCCAGGATGGTGGCTGTGCCATTATCAAATACTACCATTTCACCCATGTCAGGCCCTAACCTTCTGTGGCTGCCATTGTCCGTTTGCATTGAGTTCTAGCCAAATGCGTTCTGGGTCACACGGCTTTGTCTGACCAACCTGATACGTACCAGATTTATAGCAACAATCCCACGCAGCCCATTGCTTGCCATTCTTGCCTGTGCCAGTGCGCAAGATTCTTTGCTTACCGCAATTACATAGCGGGATATCCTTGTCAGTTGTACCGCCTATAATCTCCCTCACGGTTGCAACTGCTTCAGCAGATGTTGCAGGTGGTGCAACGGTTTTAATTGTCCAAGGGTCATCTTCATTCATGACAGGGATATATTCTTTGGATTTAGGTTTTGAGAGTTCGACTCTCGCCATGTCTTGAACTGTTGGTTTGTGTTTTGTTTCGAGGATAAGAGATAATGCTCGGCCAATCGCTGACGTGACAGTATCTTCAACGTAAAACTTACGCATCGAAGCATTAAACGTACTTGCATCTCCAAAAGCGTAATCGACAGCAGCAGGAAGCGTATCTTCATGCTCGCGGTAAATCTGGGCCGATACAAGGATATGACCCTTTTCAGCATTAAATTGAATAACATCTGTGACAATCCTTCCAACTGGATAAGCGACCTGGAAACGACGGATTCGTGAATTGATATCCTCGTAATTAGACAAATCAAACATATAGTTCATCCTCTTCTGTTGCTAGTTCGAGAGCGATTGCCAGATAAGCAATTGCATCTACATAGGAATCAACGTGGCTTGGGGTTTCTTGGATTCGGCTAAGTTTGACCTCGACCATTGCAAGACAAGCCTGTGCGTCTGTGATTGGGAAATCGAATAGATTGGATAACCTTGCAGATATCCGACCTTGATTAATTTTCGGATGGCCGTAGATTGCACCACGATTTTGCATAATGTCGATTGCATCGATTAAGGCCTTAGTTGCTTTCAATTATTCCCTCCAAAATTCTTGTCTGGATACTGCGCGTCCTCTTAAATAGCCGTCACGATGGCCTTGTTCTCTGCCAATTGTTATGCCCATGTAGTAGCCAATAGTTGTAAATAAAATTCCAAATACGAAACACATGAATAATGACATTACATCTCCCAACAAATTGCTTGGTAATCTGTGATTAAGCACCATTGGCCTAAAGCATCATCAAAAATAACTTCATAACTGTTGCCAAAATCCTGAAGGATTGTGCGTGCAGCCATCAAGGTTGCATAGTTGTCGAACCAGTAGATGTAATCCAGGTCGTAATTGACTGGACCTTCGAAGCGTCCGTCCTGTGCTTCCCAGTTGTTGCCTTTAAACTGCATGGAGGTTTCGTTAAGGTTTTCGAAGTCCTCTGCCATGTCCATATAAATTGCTTTCATTGCGCCCACTGTATTGCCTTTCCGTAACCAATGCCCTTGATTGGGTACAGGCTTAGTGTTGCACGTATTTAGGCTCTGTCAACGATATTTAGATAACGAAATGGTAACAATTCTGCATCGTCCATCTGAACGTCAATATCCCTGCGTACAGGGAAAATGTCGCTAGCGAGGCCGCCCATAACGCTTACCGTGGACTAGGAACGTGCCATCCTTTTCGACATAAATTAGGTCAACCTGGACATTCTTGCCTACTTCTGTAACGATGGCGAAGGCTTGCTGCCAATTGGGCATAGAAACGTATTTGGCGGCCTTTACGTTCATTGCGTGTCCCACTTCAACTCCATGGAGTACGCGCCTCACAGAGCCGTTGTAGGCCTCAGAAACGGCACTCCTGCCCGCTCTATGCGTGTGTCCCATAATGGTTGATACGCCTGCTTTTTTGGCTTGGTTTAACGCGCTCATTCCTGGGTTTGGATTAAGCCCACCAAGGTCACCGTGGACGGCTATCCACCCACGCGCTATTGGAAAGGCTTCCTTGTGAAATTGGATACCCAGTTCATCGAGTTTCATAAACTTCTCAAACTTGAGTTCTGGCAAAGATAGAAAAGCAGGAATCTTTTTCATAATGACGTTGTACAAACGGTCCGTGTGATTAGAACGAATGGAATGGGCTTCCTTGGCGTACTGAGTCAATCGCCATAATACGTCAACCGTATGGTCACGGTCATCGGCTAGTGTCTGCTCATACCAGCCTGGAGTGTTTTCAGTCCAACGACTTATCTGAGGAAGGTCAATCTCATCTCCGATAGTAACGACAGAATCGTGCTTAAACGCTTTTGCAAATAATTCAAAATTGTGTACAACATGTGCATCTTCGTACGGGCACTGAAGGTCGGGCCAAACGATAGTTCGTTTCATTCATCCTCATCGTCCTCATACCAGTCTGGCTCTGGGATATTTGGGTTGATTGGGTTAGGCAGTATCCATTCAGGATATGCGTTCTTTTCAACAATAATGGCAAGTGCCAAATCAACTGGGAAGCCTGCGCGGCGTAGTGCACGATACATTTCATGCACACCAATAGCCCACGCGTCTAGTTTGGAATAGCCTTCATCCACTAACTTCTGAGTTGCTTTTCTTGCCATAAGAGAATTGTTACCTCTCTAGGATACGAATGATTGTTTCAACACGCGCTTCTAATGCAGTTATTTGGTCACGCATGGATGACCCGCTGTTTGGCTTTAGTTCGTTTAGATAGTGCTTTACTAACCATTTGACTGCACCAATAAATGAACCAATAACGGTCAGCGCAACAGCGACAACAGCCGCCCAATCTTGGGCTGACATTACTTTTTAGGTGTGGCATATCCAAATACGCCTGCTAGCACCGCCCATAGAATTGCGCGGTAGTCAACATCGAAATTGCTTGCAGCCCAAGCAGAAAGAAACGCACCAGCAGTTAGTACGAGAGGGTTCTTCATGTTCATTTATTTGCTCCTAGCATCGGGACGTCAAACCAGCGACCGTTCTGGTCACCTTCTTTAGTAAAACTAATATGGATATGAGCGTGATGAGAATTGATTCCTTTATATTTGACCCAACGGAAAAGCGTTCTACGTGAGGCAATTTTTCCTGCGTAAATGATGTAGGAAATTCTGCGGTCCTTCTTGGCACATAAGCGTATTTGGTCGGCAAGATAAGCACCTGTGTCGGAGCGTGAGTCGAGGTCTTTATCCACATCAATAGCCCTGACGATTCCGTTAGACGAATCGGGATTGTGGTCACTCTTATTTCCTCGCGAAGCATGCTTCGAATCCCCTATCCAGCCATCGCTTTTGCGGTCGCGGTCGGGGAATGAATCATCAATCTGCTCACGAAGTTGTTGCCCTGCTTTACAGAGGATAGGTTTCATGAGGAACTATCCATTGACATGTTTCTTCATCAAAGCCCGTTGCGTTTGATGGTTCTGGTGCAATAAAAGCATCACGCTCTTCATCGTATGTAAATCCGATTCCTGCATAATTCTTTCTTATGTTGCCATGATAGGAAGTACGCTTGCATACTTGACCTCTATAATTACCGTACCAAGTTTCAGGGTCTAGCCCTTCAATCAGTTCAGTTTCATCGATGCCAGTAATAACTTCTGTAACGATATTGTTTTCATCTAAGAACGCATAGTGTGCCATTATGAAAAAGTCACCGTTCCTGTTCCTGCTGTAAAGATGTAAGTTCTAAATCCACCAGCAGTTGAATTAGTAGAAGTTAATCCACCGCCTACGGATAATGTACGAGTATCAGGGAACTTGATTACAACATAACCTGAACCGCCTGCACCACCTGAACCCCAACTACCAGTATAAAAACCGCCACCGCCGCCTGCTCCTAAATTAGTTGAGCCAGCATAACCTGATGGATTACCAGAAGTACCACCTGCACCACCGCCACCTGAACCGCCATTTGCTCCTGCAACAAAACCTGAACCGCCACCGCCGCCGCCGTAAGTAACTGCTGTTCCAGTAATTGAGTTGCTTGTACCGTTACCGCCTGCGCCATTCGCAGAAGATGTTCCAGCATTGCCAAGTTGTCCTGTACCACCACCGCCACCTGCGCCGTATCCAGATGGTTGATTTGAACCATTACCGCCTTTATATCCTTGACCAGTTGTGCCGTTGCCGCCTGTAACACGCGCACCGCCGCCTGGGCCTGCACCGCCGCCTGAACCGCCAGCAGCAGCATCAACTGAGTCAGTACCACCACCGCCACCGCCAGTTGCGGTAATTGTAGAAAACACAGAATTAGAACCATTGACACCTGCTGCCGAACCAGCAGTACCACCTGCCCCACCTGCGCCTACTGTGACTGTGTAAGAACCTGTTTTAAGGGCAAGTTGTGACTCATTGGATGCTCCGCCGCCAGTTGCAGTTGTGCTAGAACGCAATCCACCTGCGCCACCGCCACCGCCAAAAGCGGTGCTACCACCACCGCCGCCTGCTAAAACTAAAAAATCAAGATTAAAATTGACGGCTGGCACAGGTATTCCAACAAGAATGTTTCCAATCATTATGCGATTGCTCCTACAACATACCAAGTATCAGTAGCAGTTTTAATACAGGCTGCTGACTTATATTGTGCAAGGGTTGGAGATGCTGCTGTTGCTCCAGCACTTAACACCGTAGTAGTGCCCGATGTGACTGCTGAAATTGTGCAAGTACCTGCACCGATATTAAGAACAGTAATAACTGTGCCAACTGGATGCGCAACAGATGCGTTAGTTGGAATCTTAAAAGTATTTGCTGACGCGTTGCTCATTGTGACAAGAACCTGATATGAATCTGAAAGAACAGATGTGTAAGTTGTGCCTGTCTGTGCATTGAGGGTAAAAGCAACCAGTCCGTTAAACATGGTGCTAGTAAGGACGTCACCTGTTGCTGCTGGGAATCCGCTTGCCATTATATCAGGTTCTTGTCACAATG